ATTATGGAAGGAAGAGAGTGGGTATGGGAAGGAGGAATCCTTCGCGAACAACTCGCTGAACAAACCAAGAAGAGAATTAATACTCTCGTAGATCAAAGACAACTTGAAGAGAAAAAATTGGAACTTTTCAACAATTTCCTCTCAAGTCTTTGAATTATAAATAAATGTATGTAATTAATTAAATTAATCACATATTTCAAATGTCCGTTGGTAACAATTTACAAGAAATGGAAAACGTAGTAACCAAAGGAGCTGCTGCTGCTGAGCCAATGCCTACAGCTGGTATCCCAGTTGAAGATCTCGGCGGTCCTACTCCTGAAAATTCAAGACCCGATGACGATTCTAACATGGTCAAAGCGCCTGGTGCGACTTTGAAGCAAGTTAAGGATGTCGTCAACGCTAAAGCTGCTCCTGCTGAAGAGGTAGAAGCAGACGAAGACCAGGAAGTAGTTTCCGAAGCAGAAACGACCGAAGATGAGGTTGTTTCCGAAGAGGAAGTAGCAGCTGATGAAGTTGTTGCCGAAGCGGAAGAAACTGAGGAAGAACTCGTAGAGGAAGAAGGAATCGACATCGAAGCAGATGTTCAAGCACTGCTCGAAGGCGAAGAACTCTCCGAAGAGTTTGAAGAGAAAGCACGCACCATCTTTGAGACCGCAGTTAAGACTAAGGTTTCCGAGATGCAAGAATCTCTCCACGAAGCTTATCAAGAAGCACTCGTTGAAGAGGTAGCATCAATCAGAGAAGAACTCTCTGAGCGTGTTGATTCTTATCTTGAGTACGTTGCTGATGAGTGGTTCCAAGAGAATGCACTTGCAGTAGAAGCTGGACTCAAGTCCGAAGTAACCGAATCATTCCTCGATGGAATGAAGAGTCTTTTTGAAGAACATTATGTAACCATCCCTGAAGAGAAATACGATGTACTTGAGAGCATGGTAGATAAACTTGATGAAATGGAAGGTAAACTCAACGAGCAGATCGAAAGAAACGTCGCTCTGAATCGTAGACTGGCAGAGTCTTCCGCAGATGGCATTTTTGCCGCTGTAGTTGAGGGTCTTGCAGACACTCAAAAGGAAAAACTCGCTACTCTCGCTGAAAATGTTGAGTTTGAAAGTGAGACAGACTATCGTGAGAAACTGACCACCCTGAGAAATTCTTATTTCCCAGAGCAAGTCGGAACTCCAAGCACCTCTGAGAACTTATCAGAAGAGGTTTCTACCAATGAGGTAATCTCGGAAGAGGTTTCCCCAATGATGCAAGCCTATCTGGATACGCTTTCCAGAGCTGCCAAAAAGTGATTTCTAAATTATAAACATTCAAACTAACTTTTTAAGAGGTTTAATTTCAAATGCAAATGCCTAATACTGAGCATCTGCAGGAGAAGTGGGCACCAGTCCTCGATTATGAGGGAATGGATCCAATCAAGGATTCCCATCGTAGAGCTGTTACCGCTGTCCTGCTTGAGAACCAAGAGCAAACCCTTCGTGAAGAGAGAGAATTCCTCTCCGAAGGTCCTACCGTTTCCACCAACACTTCTGGATCCGCAGCAGGTTTCTCTGCTGGTGCTTCCACCCCTGTTGCTGGTTTCGACCCCGTTCTGATCTCCTTGATCAGACGCGCAATGCCTAACCTGGTCGCATATGACCTCGCAGGCGTTCAACCAATGTCTGGTCCTACTGGACTGATCTTCGCAATGCGCTCCCGCTACACCAGCCAGACTGGTACCGAGGCGCTGTTCGACGAAGCAGATACTGCATTCAGCGGACAATCCGCTAACCTCAACAACTCCGATGGTTTCTCCAACGGTGCTGTTGGTATGGGTACTACCGCACAAAGCGGCAGCAACCCTGGTCTCCTCAACCCTGAAGGTTCACAAACTTCCAGCACCTACAACGTAGGTCAGGGTATGCGTACCGACAACGCTGAGAATCTTGGCGACGGTACCGAGGGACATTTCAACGAGATGGCATTCTCGATCGAGAAGGTCACCGTTACTGCTAAGAGCCGTGCTCTGAAAGCAGAATACTCCCTGGAACTCGCCCAGGACCTCAAGGCAATCCACGGTTTGAATGCTGAAGCCGAACTGGCTAACATTCTCTCCACCGAGATCCTTGCAGAAATCAACCGCGAAGTCATCAGAACCATCTATAACGTTGCTGAGTCTGGCGCTCAAGCAAACGTTGCTAACGCTGGTACTTTCGACCTCGACGTTGACTCCAACGGTCGCTGGAGTGTTGAGAAGTTCAAGGGACTGATCTTCCAGATCGAGCGCGATGCTAACGCAATCGCACAGAGAACTCGTCGTGGAAAGGGCAACATGATCCTCTGCTCCGCAGACGTTGCATCCGCCCTCACAATGGCAGGCGTTCTCGATTACACCCCTGCACTCAACGCTGGTCTTAACGTTGACGACGCTGGTAACACCTTCGCTGGTGTTCTCCAAGGTAAGTATCGTGTATACATCGATCCTTATTCTGCAAACGTTGCTTCTTCCCAGTACTACGTTGTTGGTTATAAGGGTGCTTCTCCTTATGACGCTGGTCTGTTCTACTGCCCATACGTTCCCCTTCAGATGGTTCGTGCCGTTGGTCAGGACACCTTCCAGCCCAAGATTGGCTTCAAGACCCGCTACGGTATTGTTGCTAACCCATTCGCAGAAGGCACCACTGTTGGCGCTGGCGCTCTCACCAAGAACGCTAACCGCTACTACAGACGTGTTCGTGTTAACAACCTCATGTGATCACGGTTCACATATTTCTGGGGATCCTTCGGGATCCCTTTTTTTGTCTAAATACCTAAAAACCTCCAATGAAAACCTTCCAACAATTTTGTGAGAGGGCACTCACTAAATCTGAAGAAGAAAAGAAGGAAGAGATCGTCATGTCTATGAAGGACAAGAAATCTGAATTCAAGAAACGCTATGGTGATGATTGGAAAAGTGTAATGTATGCCACTGCAACAAAGAACGCTAAGAGGGTAGCATAATGGCAGTCAGATGTTCCTGGCCAACTCAAATTGATAATAGAAACTTTCTCTCGGGAATTGGTTTCAAGTTCAACCTAGGTAAGTATCCAAAGGTTGACTTTTTCTGCAATACTGCTAGGATACCAGAAATATCACTGGCAACTGCCACTCAACCAACATACCTCAAGGATATTGATGTTCCTGGTGAGAAACTCACTTATGGAGATCTGACCATCCAATTCTTGGTTGATGAGAATATGGAGAACTACAGGATCATCCATGAATGGATCACTGGTCTTGGATTTCCAGAAACTGCACAAAATTTCAAAGATCTTACCACAGACTCTGCTGGAGTAAGAGATCCTATGGAAGCATTTGCAGATGGAACTCTCCGTATTTTGAACAGCAACTTCAATGAGGTTGCTCAAGTAAAATTTCTTGATATGTTTCCTGTGTCACTTAGTTCTTTGGATTTCGATGCCACACAAACTGATGTGAATTACTTTACAGCACAGGCATCTTTCAAGTATACTGTATATCAATTAAAGTCCAGCATTAAATAATGGATCTTGATAAAATTCAAGAGATGTGGCAGAAAGATGCTGTCATAGATCCTGATAACCTACATGATGAATCTTTGAAGATTCCACAACTTCACTCAAAGTATTATACTCTGTATAACACTATTACTTTGTTGCGCGAGAAAGCAAGAGAGCAATATAACAAAGTAAAATTAGAAAGACATAACTTCTATACAGGCAAAGCAGATCCTGCCGTGTATGAGGAAGAACCGTTCCCGTACAAAGTAAGAGAAAAGGATGCCATACAGCGTTATCTGGATGCTGATGAGAGGTTAAATAAGATTGATATGAAGATAAGGTATTATGATACTATTCTGAAGTTTCTTGAAGAAATCATCAAAACGGTTGCCAATAGAACTTTTCAGATTAAGAATGCCATTGAGTGGCAAAAGTTCCAAGCAGGATTCTAATGGAAGAAGAACAGGATTTCGATTATGAAGTACGCTTGACGATTCATGACATACGACTTTTAAGTCATTGTGTCAATGAAACTCTCAGGACTTGGCCAGGTGCTCCTGCTAGACCTGTAGAAGAACAAGAACATCTTCGATATATGAGAGATTCTCTTTTTAGAATGATTATGGACTACAACTTCAATGAACAATGAGTGATTACGATTACGAAAGCGATTACAATGAAATGGAAGATGTTCCCTTTGTTCAAATAGAATTGGACATTAGAGATTGTCATCAGATCTATAAAGCATTAGATCATCATAAAAATACTGCAGAATTTTCTGATAAGTATGATGAGCAGAGAACTGAATCAATGAAAGATTTCTTTTATCGTATGATTCTAGAATATAAGTTTCAAGTAGGGGAATAAATATTTACAGGTGAATCCTGTGAATTATGTCACACTTGATTATATCGAAGAAGAATGAAGTTTTTCTTCAGGTTAAAGCGGACCCTCACGTATATTATGAACTGGCAGACCAGTTTACGTTTGAGGTTCCAGGTGCCAAATTTATGCCCCAGTATCGTAACAAGTATTGGGATGGAAAAATACGCCTATTCAACACCCAGAATGGAGAGATATACGTTGGGTTGTTAGATAAGGTTATACAGTTCTGTAAAGACCATGAATACACATATGAATTTGTAGAGAACAAGTTCTATGGTCTTCCTTTTGAAGTCAACGATATGATTTCAAAAGAGGGTGTGAAAGATTATATGACATCAGTTAGCAAGTATGCACCTAGAGATTACCAGGTTGAAGGTGTATACGACGCCTTAAAGCATAATAGAAGGTTGTTGATATCCCCAACTGCCTCTGGAAAGTCTCTGATGATATATTCGATTGTGAGATATCACG